CCTTGTTATTGAAAAATATTAAAAATTTGAAAACTTGGTATCCTGGCGAGAGAGATAAAAAAGAAATGAAATATTTCTTTCAAAATTGTATTACATGACTAATACAATTTTGAAATACCAAACATCTCACAATAACAAATATAACATCAAATATAACATACTTCTTAACACAAAAATATCTCACAACAACAAACACAACACTAAACATACTTTTCAACACAAAACATCTAACATCTGAAACCTATAATCCCTTGTTACCAGACCACACAAAAAACTATCTATTTCTAATCATTATATTCAAACTAAACCTTTGCCTAAAATCGCTTGTACGAGCTTTTAGCACACTTGGGTATATACAGATATAGGTAAGTCCTTCCTTGCTTCTCAGCGCGTTCTAATGGCCTTATATGCGATATGATATTTAGTTGTACATTGTATACATATTCTTTGTTATTATCCTTATAATCTTTGTTGAAGTTGACGTTGTTTGTCAATATGTACAAGTGCGGCCTTGTGTTGTTGTGCATGTTGACTATCTATTGTGTTATCATTATACTTATAGTATTGTGATTGATGCGGCCTTTGGTTAATGTGTTGTATTTTGTTGTTGTATTTTGTGCAAGTTGGCTATTGCTTTTTGCCGCTAATCTGATATAATGGGTACTGTCGAAAGGGCAAGGGCGAAAGCCTTTGAATAAGTAGGCGTGTACCTTGATAATTAAATAGAACGGTGCAAGGCTCTATCAGAGACTATGTAATTAAGGCTATCAGATAACACGGAAGCGCGGTTATTGGATAGCTGGGATAGAGCCTTGCAAAATGGGAAAAAGATTTAATAGAGTATATTAAGTAATGTAATATATTGTATTAAGTCTTTATAAGGAGGTTATAACTATGTTTATAACAAGTATTGAATACGGTGCAAGCGTCTCTGGTGACGCAGGATGCAACAACGGCAACTATGATGTTCCGGTAACAATCAGATTCGACACGGGAATTGTGGCGCGAGTCCACACTTGCGCTTGCGGGAATGGATGCAGTAATTCATTCCCCGCGAACTGGTGCAAAGTGGGGATGGAGTTTCGGTCTATTTCTGACTTCTGGGAATGGACAAACTTCGGGGATAATGATTTCGGGCCTATCAGTGGTCCAGAAATAAACCGCTTGGAACGGCAGGAGCGCGGGGAATTGTTTTGGTTTGATTCTCTGTCCTGGGATGTTTACGGACGCTATTGCCGGAAAAAAATGCGCGGACGTGACATTTTGCATGTTATCCGTGCGCGGGAGCAAGTGGAAGATTGCCGCAAGGATGCTATTCATAACGTTATCTTAGAAATAAGCTATTGAGAAAGGAGATGGTTTTTAATGAAAAATATCATTAAAAACTTTCGCGCTGATAATAAAAAGTTGGCGGCAGAGCATCGGAAAACGATGCAGGAAGCAGAGAAAGCATTGCGGCAGATGAAGGCCGCAATGGATAAAATCGGAACAAGAAAGGATGCTCGTTGATGCAAGCTATTCATGTAGAGCGATATAAAACATATCTACCGCCACCGCGTCGCCAACTACGCTTTTATAGTGTTGGAGAAAGAAGGTATATTTATGACAAATATTGAAAAGGCTGTAAATGCCGCTTATGAAGAACTTCTCCACGTTCTGGACGGAGAGGCATACAATGCAGAGGAAGAAATGGAATACACCCTAGGGGATTATTTGATGGATGCTTTAGACGTGGACTATCGCGTATCTTCTGGCGGGGAATGTATCGGTGTCCGCGCATGGGTGCAACTGGGCGGGCCTACTGTGTGGATTGATACAGAGGACGCCACAATTAGGGGAGCGTGGGGAAATGACAGAGTAGCTATTCCGCTTCCTTATGACGCAGCACAGGAGATTCAGGAATGCGCATGGAATCTCCGTGGATGCTTTTTAGACTAACTGAAAGGAGAATATTTGCCATGAAAAAATATCTTGCAATCCTGCTACTGTCTTCCCTGTGTTTTGTTGCAGGGATTGCAGCAACTGTAGCGGAAGCAATGCCGGAACAATCGGCCGTTGTTAGTTATTTCAACGGGTTAATTGTAAAGGAATATTTCAATCCGTAAATATCAACGCCTTTAGTCGTTGGGCTTATAACGACTAACCACTGCGTATCATAGCCACGCAAGGAATATGCCGATTACCTACAAGGCGGAAAGGAGGATATTTGACAATGGCAAATGTCAAGAAGTCTGCAACGTTGGAAGTTGAAGACGTGTTTACCAAACAAGTAAACGCCAACTACAAGCGTTGCAAAGAAGCACGGGAGAAGGTCACAAAACAGCGGCAGGAAGAGCTAAAGCGCATGTATCGCAATAACAAACGTATTGCGGCATGGGGCATTGTGGGCTGTATAGCGGTTCTTGTTGCGGCCTATGCTATGTGGTTCATTTAAGGGGGTTTGTTATGAACAAGTATTTTGCCACAAGAAGCATCAATCGTCCCTGGAACATTGGGGACACAAGAACGCTTATTTACTGCGATAATAACCGTGAATCTATTGCAACGGTTCACAAACGTTTTCCTGATGCTATGCCTGTTACTAGAGAACATGCTTTACAGCTAGTAAGACAGGAAAGAAGCATCTATCGGAACCACTACGGTTATAATCCAGAGTATCCAACCACGGCCTATATATACCCTTATTGGTGGGAGATGGGACGAGCCATTGACGCAACGGATAGCACCGGGTGCATCATCATTATGTAAGGAGGATATTTTGCAATGGGTACTATTAACTATGGAAGCAACTGCACCAATGAGGGCCTTCTCAATATTGGCCTTAATTTGAACCGGTTTCGTTCGCCTATAACAATTATGCGTCGCGCAGAGGTGATGCAAGAAATTGTTAATGATTATAACGGCACCTGGTTTAAGGTAAACGTTGAACCTGGATACTATGAAGGCGCGTGGGTTTCCATTGAATGGGATGAAGACATACTCTTCTATAACGGGCCTTGGTCTTTGGAAGAGGTGCGCTCAGAAATAACGTACTTGAATACAATGCTTCAGCTTTTGGTTAATGTTGGGTGCGTGGAATATTGGCCAGGGTGGTGCATGGGATACAGTACGGCGGCAGAAACAAGAAAGGCCATTATAACCAACGTTGAGCGCCTGTGGGCATATTACAAGAAAACATATCAGGAGGATGAAGGGGATGATTAACAAGAAGGATTTAGAAATTATCCTATCTATGGATAACGAGCTTGAACGGTTACGAATGTTTTTCAGTAAACGGCGCGACAGTCAGGCAGACAAGAAGGAATGGACAGCAGAAAGTAAGCTGTTTATTAACAAGGTTGAATCAAAGAAAGGGATATAATTGTTATGAAAAAGTATCTGGTGAACCCTTATGAAGACCATTGGATAGAGTGTGACAGTGCAGAAAGTGCCGCGCAGGAGGTAATCGACCGTGTAGATGATTACTATTGGGACGATTTACTTGATGGCGTGTGGGGAGAAACTACAATATGCGGCCTTGAATATTGTACTTCTCGCGTTTTAAAAATAGCTGACGAAGTGGCTTATAGGTGCGGTAAAAATGATTGGTTAGATGGGGAATATAGTGATATAGTATACAGTCTCGAAAGAATGGTAGACGGTGACAAAGAGGACTACTTTGGAATGACTGTCTGCTATGAAGAAGTATACGACGATGAAGAGGAGGAAGAAGATGAATGATATAATTCATTGGAAACTATACGCAGAGTGGTTAGACAACGGTAAGTTTTGTGCCGATTGTTTTATGAGCTATGATGAGCTATGGGACAGGTTGTTCAATCCTGAACTTGAGTTAATCACAATAATTGAGCGCAAGTAATCATCAAATATAAGCTAGGGTATTTTATCCTAGCTTATATTTTTATACTTATGTTTGTTATTGAATAGTATGGGAACCAGCAGGAGAAGCAGAAAAAATCTTGCACAAAAACAGTGGCGCTGACTTGTATAGTTTGTATAGAAAACGCTTCTAGCACTTTTTGAATATAGTTATAGCGGGGCAGTGTAAAAGCGCTTAGAGGCCATTCTCGCGGCAATTAGGACTATATACAGTTTGTAATTGATTTTGAATACAGTGAGTTATAGAAGTGTTGTGCAAATTGTATAGTTTAGGAATGAAATTTTATATTATTTTGTGCAAATTTTATATAGACTTTTGGCGGCAAAAAGGCGTATAATAGGGGTACAACAAAGGAAGGGCAACGCCAAAAAGGTGTTGAAAGGTATGTTTGTTATGAAAAAATATAAGGTTTATGACCTATATGAAGGTAAGGATGTTGTAGGCTATGCCGATACATTGAATGAGGTGAAACGCCTTGCTAGGGAATGGTTTCGCGATACAGACGGTGAGTGTTGCATGGTATATGCAGAACTGAACCCCAAAACCAAAAAATATCGGTTTAGTCAATATAAGCCGGTAAAGTTTTAATTAGAAAATGGAATAATCGAAACGGGGAACGTTCCCCGTCTGCCGTGGGGTAGCTTCCCGGCACTGACGAGATAGGCTAGTGGGGCTTTTTCTTTTGTCTTTATATTTGTTAATAACAACTATATCAATCTGCATCTGGCACTATATAACACTGTCCAGCATCTTAAAACAAGGCGCTAAAATCGTCTGTACTGCGTTATAATGTATTGAGTAGGGTAGTTATAGCACTGGTGCAAAGTGGGCCTTGTGGCGCGTTCTGGAGGCCGTCAGGAGGTATTGTACAAATTGCATAAAAAAGCAAAATAATTTTGTGCAATTTGATTATTGCTTTTTGTCCTGATTTTTGGTAAAATACTTATAGAAAATAAGAAAGGGGGTAAAAAGAAAATAAGGGAGACTGCTTCACAGTGCAAGAGGCAGGGGTAGTTCTGAGAAAGCCTGGAAGTGAGTAGAGGGAAAGCGCGGGGAGGTTGGTATGATTTCCTAGTTGGTTAGTAGGTTTGACGCATTAATCTGTATCAATGCGCCAGCAAAAACCGATACTGCACCGCTCAGACCTGCGAGAATGGGCCTAGAAAAAATCCTAGCATTAAACAGGTCAAACTATACCGCTTTACAATGTGGGCCTTACAACGCATTTTAGATAGGTCACAGAGGGTCTTGTGCAAAATAGTCAAAAAAATAATATAATTTTGTGCAACTTGCTAATGGACAAGCAGGTAGATTTTTGATAAAATTGTGCTAGGGTGGTTGACTTATACCCTTTTTTATGTTATTATAGCCTTGCAAATCAGGGACGGAAAAAACCGGTTTGATTGCAAGGCTTGTTTTTTAAGAAAAATTTGTTATTGGTTAGCATAGTAACAAAAATATCTTTTGAGAACAAGTGTGAACCTTGAAAAATAGTGGTGGATTGCTAAACACCCAATAAAGTATAACTTTTATTGAAAAGTATGCAGTTGAAATGGTTCGATGGCAAATATTTTTTATTGAATGGCATTTTTTAAGTTCGATATTTGGTGATAAAAGATATTTTTCGCTGGAGTTATTTGTTTTCGTGATAACAAATATTTGTTGTACAAAATGCACAAATTAGGTATTTGTCATTAACAAATATCTTTCAATGATTGATACTTGTTTTTGAAAAATGTTTGGTTTTGGCTGATATTTGTCATTGTCGAATCGGGTTCGCGTTTGTGCGGATTATGCGTCGCCAATTTTTTCCCCAGGAAATTCAAAAATTCCCCCAGATATATGTACGATATACATACATTCATACATCATATAGTGTATGATTAGTTAATGATTAGAATAATAATTATTGTATTTGTAGTCAGTGAATGTTGGCCTCGCGCACATTACGCGAAACTTAAAAAATCGCCCACAAGTATATAACAAAAACGCTGTAGCTCCCAAAATAACTGGTTAATTCAGCGCTTCATCGGAAGATGATAATATTACTATAATATAAGGAGACGATGCTATGAAAATCGAAAACAAAGAACAGTTCAATGAATACATTGATACATTAAACAGACGCGGTGCCAAATTTGATTTTGATTGCTGTGAAGTAATTCTATTAAATGACACAATACTTATGCGAGATAAAAGCACTGCGAAACGTTTTCTTGTGGATACACGAACGGGAGATTGCTTTTGGGTTTACAATGAAAATGAAGAAGTACACAAAGATAATGTGCTTTTAGAAAATGAAAGTGAGGCATGGGCAACGATTGAAATTCGTCAAGCTTGCCTCAATTTGCCTAAATACAAAGCGGAAAAAGTAATGCGAGTGCTTGAAGATAAAGACGGTGATGGCATTGTTTTTACTCCACCTTCTGAAGTTGGGTATTGGGAAAAGTATTTAGATTGGCAAAAGCAAGTTATGTGTGGTGAAATGCCTTGCAATAGTACAAAATAATTGCTTTGAAAAAATCAGCAATTTAATTCAAAGAAAGACTTGACAATGCTATTTCGCTATGCTATAATAAACACATAAGCTGAAGGAGGTTTTTGCAATGAACATCGAGCTGTACAAGAAATGGGCCGCAAAACTCTATACGGAAGATGAGCGGCAGAAGATAAAACAAGCAATGACGACGCTCAAGGAAAAGCTTGTGAAAAATCTTGGCTTGTTCTATGATGAAGCGGAAATGACCGAAGAAGAGCGTGTTGCCTACGCAGAGCATGAGGTTTTTCTGTTTTTGATTAAAGCTCTTGCTTTTGATATGTACAAGAAGGGCGTAGCAGAAGCAGAAATTCTGGAAGTACAACGCAACTTATAGAATCCTTATGGGTGAGCCAGAAAATTTGATTTTATTTTTCTATTGAGAAAACAAGTCAAAAATCTTGTCGCCAAAACCCCCCCCTTCACGAGCCAGAAAATTCAAATCGAAAATCGAGGCTGAGATTCACAATTAGATTTGCTACCGCCAAAACCATCCCTTGGAAGGAATTGGAAAATTTGATTTTGTTTTTGAGTTTCGGATTTTGATTTGACTTTCTCGCCGCCAAAACTACCCCTATTAAATAAAAACAGAAAACTTGTTAATAAATGACAAAAATGCTTTGACGAGTCAGAAAATTTGATTTTAAAAACGAGTTTCCCGTTTTTATTTGTAGGAGTTTAGTTTCGATTGTAGCTTCGAGCGGACAAAGTTCTGAAAAATTTTTTCAAAAACCTATTGACAAATCAAAGAAAATATGATACAATAGAAGCAGAAATTAAGAAAGGAGATTTTAAATGCTAATTGAAACCACTGAAGATTTTAAAAGAGTGAAGAATGTAATTCTAAAAGGGGGCATCCAAACAATTACCCCTCATGCAGGTACAAATATTAAAGTTCTAGCATACAAGGATGAAATGCTTTTCCTTGAAATTGAATCTGATTACAATAAAGAAGTTATTCTTAATCTAAAAACTGGAATGAAGTATTGGTTATCTACCGAAGCGGAAATTTTGATGAAAGAAGATTTGCTTAACATCCTTGACACAAAGCTTATGCCAAGAGAAAAAGCTCGTTTACTTTGTGCGGCAAGCAACCTTCCTCCAGAAGAACTGGGAAAAGCATTGAAGGAAGCAGAAAGCGTTCTTGTAGAAAAGAAAAAGAGAATAGATGATAACAATGATAATGTATCATCTTTAGCATCTTTTGGTTTAAAAGATATGTATGACAAGTTGGTATCTGATTTAGACCAAGGCCCTGTTACTTATACTTTCGATGCAAAGATTATGCCTACAAAGGAGTAAAAGTTTTTCTGTCCCGTGTTTTATATAATATATGGGACAGAAAATTTTAAAAAAGGGCTTGACAAATTAAGAAAAACATGATATAGTAAATACAGAAGTTAAGAAATGGTTCCTTAGCTCAATAGGTTAGAGCATCCAGCTCATAACTGGAAGGTTGTGATTTCGAGTATCACAGGAGCCACCATTTTTTAATAAAATTGAAAGCATGGTCTTATTGATTATGGCTTGATAAAATTCTATTAAAAAGGAAAAAATAATGAAAAAAGAAGATGTTAAAAATCAAGAAAGCGTATTTGAAGTTTTGTATGAGTGTAATTTTAGGTCAAAAGATGGGCATAAAATGTTTCATGTAAAATGCAAAGAGTGTGGCTGGGAAACAAACATGCAAAAACATCAAATAAAATATGTAAAAAAATGCAACCACATGAATGTAGGGAAAAATTTTTATATCGTACCTTATAACTGGAAGAATGAAAGAATTAGAAGAATTTTTTCTGGAATGAAATCTCGATGTTACAGACCTGGTGAAAAAGATTATAAGTATTATGGAGGAAAGGGAATTAAAATTTATGAAACATGGTTAAAAAATCCTTCTGCTTTTGAAGAATGGGCGCTTTCTAACGGATATAAAGATAATTTAACGATAGATAGAATTGACGCAACAAAAGATTATTGTCCTGAAAATTGTAGATGGGTTTCTTTAGAGGATAACGCAAAATATAAATTAACAACAAAAATGTTATTGGTAGATGGAGAAAGTCACACAGGACGAGAATGGGCTGAAATCTTAAACTTAGGCACTAATACTATAAATGTAATGAGAAGAAACAATTCAATAAACAAAGTAATAGAGTTTATTAGAAGGAGAAAACAAGACATTACCAGAAATCGTACTAATAATCAGTCTTGGTTTGAAGTTTATGGATTAGAATAAACAATCTGAAAAAATCCACCATCTAAACAAATAGTACACTAATATTTGAGTTTGCGGTTCTCAAGATAATCAAAACCGCTTTATCGGACTACGGTGTTTGGGCATAGCCGGTTAATTAGCAGGTGAAAACTTTTGTCGTAGCTCCCAAAAGATAACAGTGCGGCTAATGGCAGGAGTTGGGTCATTCCCAGCTAGTCCGTCCAACGTAGATTGTTGTGTGATTTAAATCAATTAGTCAGAAATCCCATTAGCTTTAGCTGATGGAATGAATGGCAGAGAATGGTTATATATAAGAAAATATATTGAAAATTAAGGAAGTGATTATAGATGTTTAAAGCGTATAAATATCGCTTGTATCCTAATAAGGAACAACAAAAATATTTTGCAAAATGTTTTGGATGTGTACGATTCATCTATAATCGTATGCTTTTAGATAAGATTGAGTATTACAAAGAAACAAAACAAAAATTGAATAATACACCTGCTCAATATAAAAAAGAATTTCCTTGGTTGAAAGAAGTAGGTTCTCTTGCATTAGCAAATGCTCAGATGAATTTACAGGCAGCTTACAATAACTTCTTCAAAAGACCAGAAGTAGGATTTCCAAAATTCAAAAGTAAGAAAAATCATAATTGCTCTTATACTACTAATAATAAAAGTGGAACTATTTATGTAACTGATAAACACATTAGATTGCCTAAGATTGGCTTAATTAAAATAAAGAAACATAGAGACTTTGCAGGGTTGATTAAGTCGGCTACTATTTCGCAAAAACCTTCTGGCAAATATTATGTATCTATTTTGGTTGACCAAAAAGATAAAGAAAAATTGCCTATGAATAATAATGAGATAGGAGTTGACCTTGGGCTTAAAGAATTTTGTATTACTTCTAACGGTGAAATGGTTAAAAATCCTAAATATTTAAAAAAATCTGAAAAACGATTAAGAAAGTTACAAAAAGATTTGTCTCGCTGTAAAAAAGAAAGTAAGAATAGAGAAAAATGCAGAGTTAAGGTTGCAAAACAACATGAAAAAATTGCGAATCAAAGAAAAGATTTTTTACATAAACTTTCTAAAAGATTGATTAACGAAAATCAAGTTATTTGTCTTGAGGATTTAAAAGTAAAAAATATGATGAGTAATCATAAATTAGCAAAATCAATAGCAGATGTATCTTGGAGTGAATTTGTAAGGCAATTAGAATATAAAGCTGATTGGTATGGACGAGAGATTATTAAGATTGATACTTGGTATCCTTCTAGTCAGATATGTTCTAATTGCGGTCACAAAGATGGGAAGAAAGCATTATCAATAAGAGAATGGACTTGCTCTGTTTGTGGAACACATCACGAAAGAGATATAAATGCAGCAATAAATATTCTCAATGAAGGTTTGAGAATGAAAACCGTAGGAACTACGGTGTTAGCCTAAGTAAACTTGTGCGGTTGTGCATATTGATTAGGAAGCCCAACAAGCTTTAGCTTGTGGGTGGTTCACCTGCGTTAAAAAATAAAATCACATTATAAAAAGCTTTTCCTTCGGGAGTAGCCAAAGATATGTTAGGGATAAGTATTTTTGGTAATTAAGCAAAACTGTTTGCGGTAAGCAGGGCACAAGCTAAAAACCGCTTTATGGCAAAGGTGATGTAACAGCAAACCATCTTAGTTTTGCGATGACTAAGTTATGCGGGTTGGAGTCCCGCCCTTGCCGCCAATACGCCTTGAAAATTAAATAGCAAATTTTTTGGTTCTCTATCTCCTCCGTTGTTTAATTTTTCATGTATCTCCTTTCTTTTTTTTTTTTTTTTTTTTGTTTTACTATTTAGTTTGTCAAGGCGTTATATCGGGCAACAAACCGCATGAAGTTTGAAGCCTGCTGATGATTTGTTTTTAGAAAAAGTGCTTTTATGGTTCTCTTCCCCCATCGAATCATTTAAGCGCTTTTTCTGTACTTCCTGTAAAAAATGTGAAAATGAAGCAAAAACTCGCTGTAAAAAGTGTAAATTTCAATGGAAAATCACTGTTAAAATGTGAAATTGTCTTTTAGTTAGATTTACTAATATCTCAAATAGGCTTTTATACAACTTGCCTATTGAATATCGGACGAAGAAGTTATATAATAAAAATATAAAATATAAGGAGGTCAACAAAATGAAAAAGTTGATTATTATGATTCTTGCAGGTGCGATGGTATTGAGCATGGCATCTTGCGGAAATCAGCCGTCAGAAGAAGCAAGCAATGACTCATTGACTCAAAGTACAATCCAGGAAAAGAGCTTTTATCTAAGTCCTAATACTATAGTTGCACTTCAGCGTTGCTATAATAATCTGAAAGAACTTGGTAATGCTGGTATGGTTGTTTGCGACGATGTAGTTGTATTTGATGCAGGAAGCGAAAGCGGCGAAGTTGTTTGCGCTAAAGTTATGTATGCTGAATACGAAGGTGTTGTTGAGGGTACAGAAATCGAAATTAGCTTTGATAAATATGGGCTGATTGATGGCGTTTATGTTGAAGGGAACCCTTGCTTCATTGGTGCGAGAGAATGGTATTTGAGTGCAGATACAGAAACTCAAAGAAAAGCAAGCGAAAAATTTACTTGCTACGATGCCGCAAAAGTAGTATCAGAAATGCGCTCCTGGAAAGGGTATGAAAATACCTTTCTCGCAAAAGATTACCTGAAAAATTAAAAAAGTTCTTGACAATGCTACAAATCTGTGTTATATTATAGTTACAGAAACAAAGGGGGATTTAAAAATGTTGAAGCAGTATGAAGCTTATCTAAAAGCAGAACATAGAAGCCAGCGGACGATTGATTCTTATCTTGACACTTGTGCTAAGATGATGAACTATATTAGCAAGAAAGTAAGCGATGTTACTTATGCTGACTTAATGGAATGGAAAGGCACTTTAGCAAATTTAAGTCCTTCTAGCGTAAATCAGAAGACTGCGGCAATTAAGAACTTTTTCTCTTGGTGTCAGTTTATGGGATATACTGAAAGCAATCCTGCGGCTGATATGAAGCGTCTGAGAGCAAATCCTAAAGAAAGCATTTATATAGGCGCAGAAGAGATTGAAGCATTTCTGGGTGCTTGTAGAAGTATCAGAGATAAAGCTATGCTAACTGTCATGGTGAAAACAGGTGTTCGTCAGCACGAACTCGCGAGTCTCACAATTTACGAATACTTCAAGATGAGAAATGAAGGCTCTAATTTTTTAGTAATTGTTGGTAAAGGAAACAAGGAACGTAAGATTTACTTCAGTGATGAAGTTATGGATTTAGTTGATGAGTACGTCATTTGGAGAAATAACCATGCTGTCAATAGCGACCGGTTATTCTTGACCTTTGCAGGATTGCCGCTTAATGATTCTGGTATGAACAGAGTTATTAAGAATACAGCCAAAAGAGCTGGACTTGCAAACGCTGAAGAGTACACTTGTCATTCGTTAAGAAGGGCTTTTGCTACTATTAAATCAAACAATAATGTCCCTATTGCTATTATTGGTAAAGCGTTGGGTCATTCTAATATTGCAACAACCACAAGATACATTGAGACTAACGACGAGCTTATTGAAGCCGCCATGACAATGTAAGAACTAACGGAAATTGAAAGGAGTTAAATCATGCCTGAGAATATTAAGTATATTATCTCAAAAACAGAAAATGGGACAAAGTTCTATCTTTGTCCGCACGAGGAACAGTATCAATGGGAAGAAGGGAATCTGTTCAATGCTGTAAAGTTTTCTAGTGCGAGTTTGGCTAGAAACTACAGCAATGGTATTCCTAATGCTATTGTGCAAGCGGTTATCTGGGAAGATGATGTAGGATGTTTTGGTGGCTATAAGTTGAAAGAAAGTGAGTAAAAATTATGATATTTAAAACCATTAAATATGTTATTTCAAAAACAAAAGGAAAAACAAAGCTTTATCTTTGCTCGCAATTAGATAGAGGATGTGTAAATTTTTATTCTCTTTTGTATGATTTATATTATAAATGGGACAAAGATTTGCTTAATGCAATTAAATTTCCTTCGGTAATTTTAGCAAAAAAATATGCTAATAAATTTTCTAGTGTTTCTAGTATTAAGATAGAGCCTATAGTTTATGAAGAAATGAAGGTGGGCGTATGAGAGAACTTACAGAACGTGATGAAGGATTTGGGTTTTTAGCTCCATTTCTCAACGATTTTAAAAGAGCGCTAGACGAAGAAATGAAGTGCGATACTGGAACTGACTTCTTGTGGATGAATTATAGTGGTTCTTCCGGTTGGCATCGAGCTTTTATTGAAGCATGTATTGACAATGAAGAAGCAGATTTACTGATGTTTTACAAGAATCTTGAATGGTTTGAGTCTGACAAATTTGATAGTTTTTTGATTGATGTTGCTGTTTTTATTGGTGTTATTGAACATGATACAGTAATGATATGCTGATTTGCTTTATTTTTGAAAAAGACGAGGGTGATTGTTGCGGGTTTAACGAAATTACAACAAATTTATTCATTAACGAAGAAGAGTTGCGTAGAAAACCAATTATTACCAGCGTAGAAACAGAAAGAGACGTTGGCGATAATGAAGATAGACTTATTATCACTCTTTTTGAAGAGCAGAAGCAAATTGCAGAAATCAAGTCGATGTCTAGTAATGGACATGGTTGGAATTGTGGCGCAACTGTGACTCTTCGCTGTCTTAAAACAAATGAAAAGGAAGTTCTAACAAGTTGGTAAAACCTCTTGACAAACAAAAAGAAATGTGGTATAGTAGATACACTAAAGGTGGTGGTGATACACATGATTGTTGAGTCTGATAATTGTTGCGAGTTTTGTGGCAAAAAGATGTTGACTCAAATTTATAAAGAATCTTATGGAGAGTACAACATGTTTGATTTTTGTCCTGATTGCGACGGCAGACCTGGTGGAATGGCTTATGAAGATACAACGCGGCCTTTTGGCTATTTGCCTCCAGAAAGAATATACAAAGAATTACGAGAAGAATATTATAAAAATGATGATTGATAAAAGGAGAAATATTTAATGAAGGATGTTCTAAATCAGACCAAGACAAGTTTTGTTTGCGTCGGCACTGCTTATGAAGTGTCTCTGGAAGAAAAGGTAAATTCTAATGGTGATGATTGTATCATGGGCACAATCATTCTTCGTGTTCCTGGCGGTACTCAGAGATTTAGAGTGTATAGCAATAAGTTTTACAAGTCCGGCAAGAACGCTGGTAAGCTACATTATCTATACAATGCTCTCGTCTCTGCAAACAACTGGAACACTGAAATCAATGGCTATGGTGGCGAACCCACTCGTGTTATGCTGAAAGGCGAATTTGATATTAACGATTATGCTTCTACAACTTCCAATCGTGTTGTTTCTACTCTTGATTTCAAAACCAAGAGCATTACTCATCGAGTCCCTGAAGATACTGAAGACGGTATGATTATGGAGTTTGACGGTATTTGTACCAAGTTTGCTCCTGAGATTAAGGATGATGAAGAGACTGGGCGGCTTGTTGGTCAGTTTATGGCTGTTAATTACAATGGTCAAGTCATTCCTATCGACTTTGTGGTTGAAAAGGAGGGTGCGGAGCTAGTTGTAGACGGTGATAGCGAGATTGAGGCGCTATGCGTGGGTCAGACTAGAACTACTGTCTCTATGGATGTTCGTCATACCACTCAAGGCGTAGCAAAAGCTCCTGTCAAGAAGGCTGTTTTTGGTAAGTCTCATGGCCCGAAGATGGTTGATACTCCCCGTGAAATTGTTGAATATGTTCTGACTTCTTACGATTACGAAGCTGTAAGAGAACCAGAAGACGAAGATGAAAACTCTGTATGGATTAACCCCAAGACTATTGCAGAAGCCGTGAAACAGCGTAGGATTCATCTGGAAGAACTTGAGCAATCTCTAAAGGATGGTACTGCGGCAAAGTCTAATAACACTCAGAAGAAGGCTAATGCGGCTTCTAGCGCTCTTAATATGGCTAAGAACGCAAGCCGTCCTTCTACTCCTATTAACGAAGACCCCTTTAATGGTGTAAATGTTGAAGATGTTTTTGGTGGTCTAATGTAATTTAAAATTGTCCTGGTAGATGGGGTTATTTTCTATCTACCAGGACTATATAAAAAATAAATTAAGATAGGAGTTAAGTGATAGTTATGGCAAAAATTAACTTATTTGACCTTGAACCAGAAAATATTGTAGGGTCAATGGCAGGGCAAAAGTTGTATCTCTACTCTATGAATAATTGCGGCAAGACGAAGGTTGCTTCAAAGTTACCTAAAGCTCTTCTTATGATGTGTGAACCTGGTGGCAACGGTGTTAAATGCTTAAAGGTTCGTGTTGATAAGTGGAGTGTATTTAAGGATTTTGTCAATCAGCTTACGAGTGAAAAACTTGTTGTAGACCCCAATGACGAAAATGTTAAATTACCTCAATGGGAACTAATGCAACGTAAGATTCAGACAGTGGTTATTGATACTGTTGATGAATTGGTTGAATATGCTGAAACTGCAACTTGTCAGGAATATGGAGTAAGTGACCTTTCTGAAATCACAGGAAAGGTCAATGGTTATTCTATTTATCGTAAAGATTTTAAAAAGCAAATCAATCGACTTTGTTCTTATGGATATACTTGCGTCTTTATTGGACATGAGGAGAGAGTAACTATTACTGATGAACTGACTGGTAAAGAATATGAATTTATTCAACCAAAGGGTAGTAGTAATGTGAAAGCATCTACTCGTTTTATTCGAGATATTTGTGATTTCTGTATTTATCTGAAACCCAATGGTATTGATTCTGCTGGTAACACTATTCTTTCTACTGGTATCAGCAAGCAAACAAAGCAGGTTTTTGCTCGAAGCCGCTATGACATGCAGACTTTGATTGAGCCGTTTACTGCAAAAAATCTTGAAGATGCAATCCTAAAGGCTATTGAAAAGACAGCGGAAGAAGAAGGTTCTGAAATCAACGAATGGAAGCGCGACAGTAGTAGCTATGATAAGCATGATTGGCTTGAACTAATTAAGCCTTATTTTGCCGCCATTGGTAAGCGCTATCCTGAAAAGCTGCAAGAAATTGTGATTACTGAAATTGGTGAAGGGCGCAAGCTGTCCGACATTCCAGAAGAAGACCTTGTTCCTTTGGAAAATGTTTTCAATAAGCTAGTTACTTTTGCCTGTGATAGAAATATTATTGTAGACTAAAAGACAAAGAGAAAAAGCGGCGAGACTGAATCTTACCGCTTTTTCTTTTTTGTACAAAATAACGAATAATATCCCTTGACTTCTTGCTCATAATTTGTTATACTAAAAGCACAAACAAGGGGAGGTCAACAATATGACTGAACAAGAGTTTATAGAAGTTTGCAAAGAATTAACAGAATTGCTTGTTGCGGGTTATAAAGGGAAGTGCAAAGACATCTATCATTTTCGTGGAGAACATGTAGGATATGATGTTTGGTATAATTCTAAGACAGGAAATGTTCATTTCTTGTTGGATGGTGCTATTCAAAGTACAAATATTTGGTTTCCTGATGCAAAATATTTTAGAGGCGCGGTGCTTCTTTTGTATAGTAGACAAACTTTTTCTGCGGCAAATAATTTCTTGCACAGAAAAAAGAGACAAATGGAAAACTATTTTGAAAAAGGAGAGAATTAAAAATGAAGCAAACATTCGCTGTAAAAATGACCAACTTTCTGAACGCTTTTGACTATTATTACTATTTTGGCTCTCTGGGGACTACTCTGGAAGGTATGTACCAGGCAGTAAAGCGTGGCAAACTGAAGAAATCCGTAGCTATTCGTATTCTGAGATATGGTCTGGCTAAAGATATTCATTACGGCTATAACTATGCACAAATCAATGAAGTGGTATCTAATTTCAAGGAGGAGCTGAACGATGGCTGATTTTTTAAAACAGTATTATAATAACTATTTCTTAGGCAGTTTAGATAGAACTCTTGCTTGCCTAAGAAAAAACGTAGAAGCGGGTATTCTTAAACCTACTGTTGCTGTGCAGATTCTCAAGAGAGGATTAAAGCAGGATAAATGCTTGAAGCTAACTAAAGAACAAGGTTTAGTGATTGCTGGAGAGTTTCGTAACGAACTGAGAGAGAAAGGGTTGTGGAAGAAATGAAAAATGGTTGGGTTTTAAATATATCGAAAAATTCAGTTATTCCACGATGGACTGTTGGGAGAATACTAGCAAAAGAATCAGAACATTCTTGTGTTGAATGGTTTTATAAAAGCGGAAAAGTAATGATATGGACAGTGCCAAACAAATACTTTATCAAATGGAGAGAACCTAAATGGTAAAAGTAAAAACTAAAATTGGCTACAAATTTTTTGAGATGGATTTTCAAAAGATTAAATATTCTGAACGAGAAGAAGGAGGTTTAATATGAGACTTGTAGATGCAGATACAGCCCCTATTTATCTAAACAGTGCGGCTTGCGAACAAATCAAAAAAATGCCTACAGTTGAATTAAAGGTAGCACAAGAAGAAAGATGCGGCCTATGCAGTCGTAAGAAACAACTTTCTGGGCAAGGAATGATGATGTCGGGAGACAAGATGAATTGTCATATTTTCATTGTTCATTATTGTCCTAATTGTGGAGCAAAGTGGTGATAAATGATGGTAACACATAATGAATTTTATGAATGGCTTAAAGTATTTCCACATATTGAAAATAGTGAGAAGCCTACATTACCATTTGTTTTTTATAGAAATGGAGTGACTGATTTTCCTATTGAAACTAATTCTTTGTTTTGGAGAAATGATAATTTTGAAGTAACACTTTGCCCGTGGGTAAGTAAAGAAAAAAGTACATCAGATAAATTTTTTATATATTTTTATCAGTTGGACAAAGGTGTGTCTATGGAGTTTTTAACATTAAATCATTTGTATCGACTTTTCAATTCTTTAGCTAAATCTTCTATCTTGGAATTGAAAACAGCAATAAACGAATGGGAGAATTGCGATGGCTAAACTTTCTGATATGGCTAAACTTTACGGAAATAAAGCCCCTTACTGTTGGACTGTTTATTCTGCTTTAAAAAAGCGTAAGTCAAAAAAAGACGGAAAAACAAGAAGAACTGCTGTTCAACTAACGGAAGAGTGTGGAATTAGTTTTAACACTCTTTATTTGGCTATTGACCTTTTAGAAAAAGAAGGATATATTAGTAGAACACGCGCAGGAGATTTTAAGAGAAATACTTATGAAGTTCTAAAATAAGTATTGACTTTGGGCGGCAAAAGTGGTATGATATACAAAGAAAGGGGTAAAGCTATATGGGCAAGTCAATTTGTAAAGGTTGTGGTGAAAAGTTTCCAACAGAGACACGTTATATCGGAGAAAAATATAAACAGTTAAAGTTCTGTTGCCAAGGATGTTATCAGGATTATGTCAAAGAGCATAGTAACGAAATTGATAGGGATGATTTAATTAAATACTTGGATACAATTTATGAAAATCCAAATTATAGGATGCTTGGAGCGCAAATCAAATATTTTCGAGATGAGTGTAATGTATCTAGCTTGGCTTTGAGACTCATTATAGAATATGCTATCAAGTATGAAAATTATATTGTGCGGCAAGAAGACGGATTAGGCCAATTTTATCCTAGATACTATCAACCAGCCTTAGAGTTCTATAAAAAAATTGAAGAAAACAAAAAGTATGCAAGTGAGCATCCTGACTTGCTTACTCCTGAAGTTATTCGTGTAAAGCCCAAAAATAGTATGCAAAAATTTTTTACAAAAGCAGAACTAGAGCTTTGAGTAAGGAGTGTACGCAATAATGGAAAACACTTTATATGACAGAAATGCCGCGAGTGCGTTGTTGGGCTGTTTGATGAAAAATCCTGCGCTATTATTGAATCCTTCTTTTCCTTTATATAAAAAGGATTTTGAGTGCGTTGCAATGCACGGGATTCTTTTTATTTGTATCAGAGAACTTTTGGAAGCAGGAACTAGAGAAATTAGTGCCTTAGAAATTGATACCGTAGCAAAAACCAATTCTCAGTATTACGACATTCTTGTTCAAAATGATTATATTGGATATATTGATGCAATCAAAGAATTAGCTAATCATAATAACTTTGAATATTTTTATACAGTTGTTAGGAAGTATTCATTGCTTAGAGAAATGAAAGAAAATGGCATTTCTATTACTGATTTCTTTGACCCTATTACTGGACAGGCAACGAATTTAGAAAAATTTGAATCTATTACTCTTGAAGAAATGGTCGCAAGAGTAAACAACATAGTTTCAAATCTGAGAAATAAATACGATGTACGCTTTGTCCGCAATCAAATTTCAGTGGGCGAAGATACGGAAGGGCTACTAGAATTTTTTGAAAAAGCTCCTGCTTTTGGTGCTTGCTTACAAAGCGGAGTGTTAAGCACTATTGTTCAAGGATGGAATAGAGGGCACTTATTGTGTCGCTCTGGTCCTTCAGGAGCGAGTAAAACAAAGCAGGGCGTGGGTGATTTATGTATGGTTTCCGCCCCTGCCTATTACTCAGAAGAAGCAGGAGATTTTGTAGTAAATCCAAATTATCAAGGCCCAGGATTCTATATTCACACAGAAATGGATAGTAGAACGGAAGTTGAACCAGCATTTTTAAGTTTTGTTGCTTGCGTAGAATATAGAAAAATGAGAAATGGTTTGCTTACAAAAGAAGAAAGACTTCGTGTTCTTAAAGCAGGTGAAATTTTAAAAAAGTCAAATTTACAAATTATTGATATGCCTGAATACACTTCTGCTTCGCTAGAACAAAAAATTCGTGATATGGCTGAATTTGGTTGTCCTTTTGGCGTGTTTGACTATGTGGAATTAAACAGTTCTCTTGGTGCGGAGTTTAAAAGTATATCCAATATGCCAGTAAGAGAAGATTTGGTGTTAAAATCTTTAGTGACAGACCTTAAAGGTTACGCAGAAAAATATAATGTTGGTATACTTACTGGAACTCAGCTTAATGACACTTGGAAAGAAAAGGCTTTCCCTGATGAATCTTGTCTTTCTGGCGCGAAGTCTATTAAAAACAAGCTGGATGCGGGAACTATTATTATTCCTTTTAATCAAAGAAGAAAAGAAATGGAGTGTTTAAAAGCTTTTCTACCTAAACCTCGCTTTGGTGAACCTGCACCGATGATGCCTAATATGATAGAATATGTATATAAATCCCGTTTCGGCGTATACGGCGACGAAAAAGTTAAAATTATATATTATTTTGACAAGGGTACTTCAAGAAGATACGATTTCTTTTGTGCCGATGATAAGGATAAAATAGTAAATGTTCCTAAAACGGAATTAGAACCTGGAGGTATTTATAATGCGAATGACGCAGAATGTGAAGCAAGTATTAAAGAAACTGTATGAATCAGAAATTCCGATTCCAAAACTTGATGGTCTTGATGAGACAAGTTTTTTGGCAGGTGTTCAGTGGCTAGGTATTTATATTAAGGCTGTAGTTGAGACAGGAAGATTTGATTTTACAGTAGAACAATTAGCTGAAATTGGAGGTTTGAGCAATGAAGAAGTTTAAGGTAGCTAATACGATTGCGTGTATTTTAAATGGCATGTGTCTTTCTTATGCAGGAGGTCAGGCGGCATACTATGCCCAGCAAAATGAGCTTCCTTGGTTTCTTGTGAGTATTGGTCTAGCTGGATTGTTTACTTTCCTTCTTGTTGACCTTATTCACATGAGGATTAAAAACTGGGAGGACTAATAGATGGAAAGACGGATAGTCTATTTGGACAGTGCAGCCACTATGCTTCCCACTTTTTGGTCAAAAGATTTTATGGGATACTCTGGAAATCCCAATGCAAAGCACAAAATGGGACAAATGGTGCGATATAAATACGAAGAGTGTAAACAGAGACTAAAAGATATTCTTGGAGTGTCTAGTGGAGAAATTTTCTTTGCTAGATGCGCCACAGAAATTGCCAATGGACTGTGGCTAGAATCTTTTTTTGGTAATAGAGGTCGTAATTTTGATGTTTGGTGTAGCCCTTGGGAGCATGATTCATGTTATGTTGATTCTTCTGAATTTAGCAAGGATAGAAATGTGTTTGCTACAGATTGTTATCAAATTGTATTTTGGCAATATGTAAATCACATGACAGGAAACCAATTTTTTATGGAGTTACCTGAAAAGCATGACAACACTTTGCTATTCAGCGACTTCACTGCGGCAATCGGCAAGGCTGAAATTCCAAAGATTGAAGGAAACTTTGACGCAATCTGGTGTTCTGGACATAAGTTTGGAGCAGAAGGTGGCGGTTGGCTTTGGGTATCTGATAAAGCTTTAGATTGGTTGCCTGGAATCAAATATTCTTTTGGCGGCACTCCTAATGTTCCACAGATTGTGGCCTTGACAACTGCGACAGAATATGCTATAATGGGGACAAAGGAAAACTTTAAGCATTATGTTTTTCTTTGGACTGCGGTTCAAAATCAACTATTTGACGAAGGCATTGAGCATGAAATTATTGGAGACAACAACCTGCCTATTACTTGTGCTGTAATGACTCTACGTTTTCCTGGAATGAACGCAGATGCTCTTGCTACATATCTCAGCTACAGGAAAATTTATGTCTCTATGGGAAAATCTGCTTGTTCAGAAGATGATGATTTTAGAGCCTTGGAATCTTGGGGTTTGACCAAAGAGCAAGCAGAAGAGTGCATCCGAATTTCTTTTGACCCTGACAGCACAACGGCAGATACAGATGATTTTGTTAAAGCAGTGGCGGCGTTTAAAGAAGAATATTTAAATTAAGGAGAGTTTATTATGGGGCAGATTGATGTAAAAAAATTAAAAGCAAGTCTGTCCCTTTTAGATATTGAGTATGTAATGAATCAGCTTGGGATTCCTATGTATAGTAAGGGCAACAGAGAATGGATTTTCTATCCAGGAACTAAATACAAAGACCCTTATGCAGGGAAACCCAAGCTGTATTTTTATACTGATTCCAAAATATTCATAAGTTACACTGAGTCATGCTCTATGGACATTATAGGTGTAGTACAAAAAAGACTGGCGTTACTGAATGAATCTTGCAGTTTCTTGGATGCAGTTAATTATATTCTTGAGACAACAGGAAAAGAGCCTACTGGTTTACATGAATTAACTAAATCTCCGTTTTATGATTGGGAAAGTGATTTAGGCAAATTTTCTAAGTTTGGCGGCAGAGGCAGTGGCTTAAAATGTTATGATGCTAGTGTATTGAATCATTTATCCCAATTATACCCTTTAAGATGGATTGATGAGGGTATAAGCTGGGACTCTATGAAAAAATATCGCATAGGCTTTTACGACAGAATGAATCAGACCACCATTCCGGTTTTTGGAAATGACGGAGGGCTGTTGGGGATTCGGTGTAGGAATTGGACAGAAGATATGCTTGCACAAGCCAAATACATTCCATTAACATTACTTGATGGAACAACTTATAAATTTCCTACACACAGTGTTTTATATGGATTAAATTATAATTGGCCCACCATTGAAAGAAAGAAAGAGGTGTGGATTGCTGAAGGTGAAAAATCAGTCCTGAAATTAGATACTTGGTATGGAACAGAATCTTGTGCTGTGGCGATGTTTGGAAATAATTTGGGACTTCAAAGAAGACAACAGTTGTTGAGTCTTGGTGTGAACAAGGTTTTTTATATCCCTGACCATGATTTTGTGGGACTTGGAGACAAAGAATTTGACTTATGGACAACTAAACTAAATAAATTTTGCGAGTTGTGGCATGGATTTGCTACTGTCAACGTTTTGCTTGATACTAAAGGTTATTTTGGCGCAAAAGACAATGCAACTGATTATAATAAAGAAATTTTTACAGAGTTGTTGGAAAATTCAGTTCAAATGTGAGGAGAAAAAATATGAGCCTTTTTGTGGAATATCGTGGTGATGATTCTATTGTTATGAATTGTCCTCTTCCTAAAGTTGGGAGTATTGGAATGGTTGCTGAAGAAAAGGGAATTTTTTATAAAGTGAAATTTCCTTACCGATGCTTTGATGAACTTGTAAAGAAAGAAGAACTGATTGTTACTTTAGTTAAGAGTCAATTTGTTGATACAGATTTATTCTTACTCGACAAGCTTAACGAATGGGCAGAAAAAGAGACAGAAAAGATGTTTGATAAGCTTATGGATTTTATGCAAAAGCATGGAAATGACAAAGAAAAAATTGAAGATATTTTTGGTGAAGAGTTAAGTGAAAAAATGTTTGACTTTTATAAGAAAAATAAATAAAAAGCGCTTGACAATTCTGAAAAAATGTGATATATTATAAATAGTCCAAAGGACAATACAATTTTTGGAGGTATTTTATGACGTTTGTAGCTTTTACCAGTGAAGAACTAGCGACCGGCCCCCTAGCCGACATCTATCCTCGGTTAGGTAGTGTAGGAATTATCATTGGTCAAATGGACGATGAATATAATGTTCAATTCTCTCCTGATTGCTTTGATGATGGTTCCCATGAAAGCGCAGAAGAATGTGCGCTAATTCTTAGTAGAGATGAGTTTGAGAGTGCAGATATTTTTGCGGCACAGGTACTAAACAACTATAACGTAGCCAATTCTGTTCCCACGGGTTCACTTGGAGAAGAATCTTGTAATTGCGATTCTAACTGCAAATCTGATTATTGCAGTTACGATGAAAGAGAAGAAGGTGAACTTACAGAAGAAGATGCCGAAAATTTAGAGATTTATAAGATGCTTCTTCCCAAGTTCAAGAAGAATGGTTTTATCACGGAAGACAATAAGATTGAAGAGGGCCTTGATGTTGTTAGAATGGTTTCTTTGGCCTATAAGAGTGCTTACAAGCGCGGAAAAGTAGGAAGACCTTTCTTTTTTAAGAAGGATAGTCAAGCTAGATGGAGAGAGATGAAGCCAAATGATGTTTACAACACTAGCCTTAGAGTTATGTATGTAAACAAGCCTAGTGAGGCTCAGTATCCAGAAGGGCCTTGGGATGATGGAAAGGGTTGTTTCCCGCCTGAAGGCACTGTCGGAAGAATGTCTCGTCCCGCCTGGGACGATGCTGAAAGTGATGAAGATATTTGGGTTCAATTTGAAGGAACCGAATACGAACACACTTGCTACGGACAGATGTTTGATTGCTTTCTTGTGAGAGAGGTAGATGAGGATGATTAAAATCATCAAAAAGCCTGAAGAAGTAAAGGAAGTTAAGTGTCAATTTTGCGGTTGTGTGTTAGAATACAGCAATGCAGATATTATTCAAACGACAAACGCCGCGTCTAGTATTATTTGTCCGAACTGTGAAAACATCATTACACTGTCCAAAGAAGAGCATTTCAAACCTGATGTTTGGCCTGATTTTTACAGTTATGATGGGCCTAACGTAAAGCGTTTAACTGACGAAAAGATTAGTCAATATATTGACAAATGTGTTAAAAACACAATGCAAAACAAAGATATGGCGTGTATGGCAAGTGGAGATACTTTTGTTTTAAGTCTTCCTGATTGCGATAATTCGGGAGAAATTGAAACTATTTCTGTTATTGTTGCACAAGGGTACAAAGAAGGCTTGGTCTATGAAAGAGAGGGACTTTGTTGAGATATAATTCCATATTAAAGGAATTTAATCCCAACACTTTTTTGACCGATTATCTGCAAGCAAAAGGCATCCAGGGTGGAGAGATTGAAGAATTTCTCCACCCTGACGAAAAAGTGTTGGATAATCCTTTTGATTATAAGAATATGAGTAAAGCTGTTGAAGAGTTATCTATTCTAAAACAAAAAAATGATATGTGGGGAACGAAGAAAGTTGGCGTCTTAATTGACTGTGATGTTGACGGCATTATGTCGGCGTCAATCATTTCTGATTTTGTTCTAAAGTTAGGAATTAAACCAGAAAATCTTTATCTTTATGCTCATAACAAAAAAGCGCATGGTCTTGGCGCAGAGGGAGACAATCTTTGTGAAAAGATGACTCAAGATGAACTTGACCTTGTTTTCACTCCTGATAGCAGTAGTAATGACATTGGTGAACTTAAATTTTTAACAGAGCAGTCTATTTCTGTTATTGTACTTGACCACCATGAAGTTGAAACAGAGAGTAGCTGGGGAATTACAGTTAATCATCATCTGTCAGAAGGATTGAATAAATCTCTTTCTGGCGCAGGTGTGACAGATAAATTTGTTCGAGCTTTTTGCGAAAAAGAACAGCTTGAATATCCTGGTTATGAAGATTTTGTAGCAATTAGTCTAGTAAGTGATGTTTGTAACCTTCGGGTATTAGAAAATAGATGGTATATTGAAAAGGGACTAAAAAATATCAAACATCCTGCACTTAAAATGATAGTAGATAAATTCTGTCGCTATGGTGTCAGCCCAAAAGGACTGAGCTTTGGCTGCATTCCCCCTATGAACGCTCTTACACGGCTTTCAGGCACTCTGGAAACGATTGAACTTGTTAAAGCTATCATCGGTATTGGGAATATGGAACAAGCCCTTAAAATGCTTTCTAAGGCGCACAGAACGCAAAAGAAGACAGTTAAAGATATGACTGACGAATTGCAACCTAATATGGATAATACACACAAGGTTGCTGTAGGTTTTGCGGATGATGAAAACAGAAATTATATTGGGCTTGTTGCTAATAAAATTCGCTACCATTTAAACAAGCCTACATTCGTTCTGAGAGACGCAGGAGTGTCTTATACAGGGTCTTTGAGAAGTCCGATAGATTTGTTGGATATACTCAATGAAAGTGGTCTAGCGGTTTGTCAAGGGCATCAGAGGGCATGTGGAATTACCTTTAAGAAGGAAAACTATGACCAAGTTATTGACTTGATGGATAGTATGGATTTAGATGTAGACCCACCTATTGACGTTGCCACAAAAGCAAAGTTAAGCGACCTAGATATTGATGTAGCACAGTTAATTGAAGATAATGCTTTACTTTGGGGCGAAGGTGTAGAGTTGCCTACATTTTACACTGAAGTAAAGCTAAATAAAGATGATGTTCATGTCTATAAGAAAAGAGCAACATTTATTAGAATAACCAGTGGAGACGCTGTAATGATACTGCCTTTCGCTTCTACTCTGGATGAAACAAAACTAACTGAATATAGTGAATTTACTTTACAAGCTGTTGTAGAACTTGAAGTAAATGAATATAATGGTTATGTAAATCCTCAATGTAAGATTATTCAATATGAGGTTGTTCCTGTAGAAACAAAAGAATTTAAGCATTTATGGTAAAAAAGGAGAAGAAAAAATGCGTATTAGAATGATGATTGACCTTGAAACGCCCCAGACAGAAGAAGAAATCAAGCAAGTTTATGCCAAGATTGAAGATTATGAAGCAAAGCTTGAACAGGCTTTTATTGAAGGATGGAAAGACGAAGGAGCAAAGATTACAAATATCAAGGCAAAGGCCGTGACAAAGTAATGAGTAACAATCAAAAAAATATTGATTTTGTATATATCAATGCTGGAAAAGCTTGTTACACATTAAATAAATATCTTAATAAATGGTTAAATCAAACAGATTTAATCTCTGATGAAGATGAATATTTTTTACGAAAGATTGTAAAAATTTGTTCTGACGTGTCGCAACTAGGGTGCAACACTTTTGGACGGCCTCTTTGTACAGACCCTATTTACTACATGACTGATGGAGAAGCAATAAGAACTAAGTTTGAAGATATTATATCTAAGCTAATTGATGTTGGTATTATTGGTGAACAGTATGAATACAATGAATTAAAAATAGTTGATGATGTATTAGTAAGTATTTGGATAGCTAATGCTATTACAACTTTTAATCCCGTACCTTCGGACAAAGAATGGTTTTGGCGTTTCAAATGTGAACCAAAGGAGTCCGCTAAAGTGAAGGTAGAAGCAAATGAGATTTAAAGAATTGTTTCTTTTTTGGTTTGGCGGCAGTTTTTATGTAACTTTAGAAGTTTTCTATCGAGGTTATAGTCATATTTCAATGTTCATTCTTGCAGGAGTTGTTTTTAGTCTTGTTGGCCTTTTGAACGAAGTTTTTCCTTGGGAATTTGATTTAGTCTGGCAAGATATAATCGGTACTGGTGTTGCTTTAATTGGTGAATACTTTACTGGTATGTTAGTCAATGTTAAGTTAGGATTAAATGTTTGGGACTATTCCAATGAATTTCTAAACTTAAATGGACAAATATGTTTGAAATTTGGCTTAATTTGGATTCCTCTGATTCTATTGGCTATTGTAGTGGATGATATTATCCGATGGCGTTTTTATGGAGAAGAGCGGCCCAGATATTATTTATTTGGTAAAATGATAAAAATTTAAATAAAACTTGACAAACCTTCTGTCTTGTGGTACAATAAATGTATCGAAGATAGGAGGTTTTGTTATGCTGGTTTATAGGTTTGCTCCAATTAGTGGGCTATTTCATAAATGCAGTCGTTGTAAAAACAAAAAGAGCAACTGGAAACGACTTTACCGCAGTTGTTTCGATGAAACATACGTCTGGCTTTGCAGTAATTGTGTAAAATCTCTTTCAGCAAGAGCGCCTATTACACCAACTATAGAAGCTTTAAGTGTTTCATGCAAATTAGATGAACAGATTGGTATCTTTGTTAAAATTGTTTGAGGTGAATAATGTTAATATATAAAAGACTAAAATTATTTGAATCCTTTGGAAAAACTTGTGATGTATGTAAGTGTAGACCTAAATGGCGATTATATTTCAATAATGAAAAAACTGATTTTGTTTTCCTTTGCGAAGAATGTCTTCGTACACAACAAGGCAAGCGAGTTCCGCCAGAAGATATGCAGGAATTTGTTTTAAAAGTTAAAACGGTAGGTATGGGAATATTTGAGGTAGTATAATGAGTGAATTTATTGAATTTAACACATATCAAGAAGAATTAAAACGATGTACCAAATGCAATAGACGAATTGCTAGGTTTAAGGATATAGATGGTAAATGTTATTGTACACAATGTGCAGACAAAGACCCTACGTTATTTGGAAAATGTTATTATGGTAATAATAGAGAAGATTTATATACTATTGCGCGACATGAGTGTAGAGACAGTACAGCAAAAGGCGAAGAATTGTTGGATTACAGACAAGAAATAAGATATTGCGACCCAAAAAAATTCTTTCGTTATCATTGTGAACTACCAGAAAGAGGATGGTATATTGTAGAACATAAATTCGACTGGGATTGGGGTTCTGAGTGGGATGAAGGAATACTGGAAGTAAATTACTGCCCTTTTTGTGGCAAAAAATTGGAGGTTCTTAATGAAAACAGAGATAGCAAAAGAAATGTTGAGAATAGTCCAAACAAGATTGAATAATCGTGGAGTATTAAAGCCTATTGAATATAAAACACTAGAAATTTGTTGTGGGATTTTGAACGGTTATGCTATTGTAGAAAAGTGTGATGAGTTAGTTAGACAAGGAGAAAATGATGATTGGTGGGGTGAGGAGGATGAAGAATGGTAGATACTTATTTTTCACCACACAACCATAGTGATTATAGTAATCCAAGTTTAGGTTTTAGTGATTCTATTTGTAAAGTGAGTGGCTTGATTCAAAGAGCTTATGATATTGGTTTACAAGGTGTTACTATCACTGACCATGAATCACTTTCTTCTTTTATTGAAGCATTAAATTATTATGAGTCAATGGAGCAAACTAGACCTTTTACTTTAGCTCTGGGCAATGAAATTTATCTTTTAACTGAAGAAGAGTATAAAGAAAATCGTTATAATAATGGTACGATTCCTTATTTTCATTTCATTCTTATAGCAAAAGATGATGAAGGTTATCGACAACTTTGTAAATTATCCACAAGAGCTTGGGAACGAGCTTATATGAAAGGTTGTTGGCGTAGACCAACTTTAATGGAAGACTTGGTTGAAATAATCCAACCAAACCAAGGTCATGTGTTTGGACTGAGCGCCTGTTTAGGCTCTCGTATTGACAAAATGCTTCTCGATAAAAACAAAGCATTATTTGAAAAAACTGGGCACTTGGCACAGATTCAACAGATTTTTGGTAAGGGTAATTTCTATTTAGAAGTACAACCTTCAGAAATAAAAGGAAATGAACAAAGTATTGTCAATACAATGCTTATGAAAATAGCTAAACAACTGGAATTGCCTATTGTTGTCAGTACAGACAGTCATTATTTAAAAAAAGATGATGCTATTATCCACGAAGTTTTTTTAAAAAGTCAAGACGGTGAAAGAGAAGTAAGTGATTTTTACGCCACTGCCTACATGATGGAACCATCTGATTTGCGAGAACATCTACAACACGAATTTAATGATGAAGAAATTGACTTTTTAATGTCAAATACAATAGAGTTAGGTCAACGCATAGGTAAATATAGTTTTAAACATAAACCAATTATTCCTGAAATTCCTGAAGAAAAAATTCCTGATTTTAAAACCCAACATACTTTTAAACAATATTATTCTGAGTATGAATATTTTGGTTATTATGCTAAAGAAAATTTAGATATACATGAGCGTTATTTCTTTTACCAAATTGAGCAGGGGCTAAAGCAAAAAGTTGTATTGAAACACAAGGACGTAAAGACCTATGTTGACCGGCTTAATACTGAATGGAGAGAACTAAAGTTAATTAGTGATGAATTAAATGGTTTCATGGTAGCATATTACTCAACTATGAGTAAAATAGTAGACCTTATGTGGGAAGCTAACAGTATAGTAGGCCCAGGAAGAGGTTCTTCTTCTGCTTTTTTAACTTGCTATTTATTAGACATTACAGCTATAGACCCCGTTCCATTAGGCGATTATATGCCTTATTGGAGACATCTTAGTGCAGAAAGAAAAGCGGAACTTCCTGATATTGACACTGATTCAGAACCCAGTAAAAAATACGCTATTATAGAAGAAGTCAAAAAGTTTTTTGGAGAAGATAAAGTATTAAATGTTGCTACTTTTTCTTCAATTTCATCAAAAATAGCTATTGAAAAGGCTTGTCGTGGTTTAGGGATTGATGATACGACTGCGGCATATTTAAAATCTTTGATTCCTGTTAATAGAGGCAAAATTGCTAAACTTAAAGATTGTTTATACGGTAGTGATAAAACACCTGTAGTTCACGCTCTCGTCGAAGAAATAAAAAAATATCCTAATCTTGAAAAATGTGCTTTGGGATTGTGCGACATTATTTCTCAAAAAGGACTACATGCCGCAGGTCTTACGGTCAGCAATAAGCCATATACAGAATATTGTAGCATGATGAGAGCGCCCAACGGAACCCCTTGCACTTGCTACAATCTTTGGGACGCAGAGGCAGTAAGTTTAGTTAAATTTGATTTGTTGACGGTTGATGCTCTTCAAAAAGTTCATGGTGCATTAGACGCTATGGCAAATGATGGAACCATTGAATGGCAGGGCAATCTTCGAGACACATACAACAAATATATTCACCCAGACGTTATTGATTATGACACACCTGAGATGTGGGATTGTATCAATAAAATGTATTCTATATTTCAGTGGGCCACACCTTTGTCTGTCGCGGCACTAAAGCAAATTCAGCCAACAACTTTGTCAGAACTTTCAGCAGGAAATAGCCTAATTAGACTTATGCCAGATGGAGACGGTGAAACACCTCTTGATACCTATGTTCGCTATAAAAATCATCCTGAACAATGGAGCGTAGAAGCTTCTGCGTATGGGCTTAATGAAGAAGAAAAATCAATCATAGCCAAATATACCAAAGATGCTCATTATCTTGCAGATTGTCAAGAAAAGCTTATGCGACTTTCTATGGATGAGCATGTTGCTGGTTATACTCTAAAAGAAAGCAATCAACTTCGCAAAAGTGTAGCTAAGAAAGATGAAGCTTTGCAAGAAAAAGCCAAGCAACAATTTTATGAATACGGAAAAAAGCAAGGCACTAGACAAGTAATGCTTGATTATGTTTGGAATGTACTGTTTAGTAAATCATTTGGATATTCTTTTTCAAGCATCCACAGTTGGGCTTATTCAATGATTGCTCTTCAGGAACTAAACATTTTTTATCATTACGGTGCTATATATTGGAACATTGGTTGTTTGCTTACAGAAACAAGTGACGAAGGGTCTGGTTCTGGTGCAGATTACGGTAAGATAGCAAAAGCAATTTATAAAATGCTTGCATTTGGTGTAAATATTGTATCTCCTAATGTTAATGAGTCTAAAGATAACTTTACTCCAAACGCAAAGGAGAATACTATTTATTACGGATTAGCTACAATTTCTGGAATTAACTCTCAGATAGCAAATCAAATCATTTCTATGCGGCCTTATGATTCATTTTTAGATTTTTATCGCAAAAATACATTTCCTGGTTCTCTAGTTACAAAGTCTAAAATTATTCAACTAATCAAAGCCGGATGTTTTGATTGTTTTAACACAAATAGAATTAAAGTGATGCAAGAATATTTTTGTTTATCTACGCCACAAAAAACAAAGCTTACAACATCTAATCTGCCTGAGATGATTAAAATTGGTGTTGAAATTCCAGAAGAACTTATCAAACCTTATAATTTTAAGAAGTATGTTTGTCAAAAGCAATTCTTTTACAGTATACATCCTTTGTCTAAATCTAAAAAATTATATAAAGTAGACACTACTGTAATGTCATATTGTGAGGAATATTTTATATCCGTAATGAAAGAAGGAGCAGATTATTGGTTTGTTGATAGCGAGGTTGTTATTTGCGACAAATCTATTGACAAATGCTTTAAACTTGTTTTTAATATGTTAAAATCTTGGCTACAAAGACCTGAAACAATCAAAGAATATAACAAAAAGGCTATCATTGCTGCGTACAACACATTAGATTGCGTAGATGTAGATAGATGGGCAATGCAATCTACGAGTTATTATCATAACAACGGACATGAATTAAAGAATTTAGATTTTAAGCGTTATGGTATTAGTAGATTTTCTGACCTTTCAGAAGAACCAGTATTTGTTGAAAAAAACTTTGGACAGCGTTCTTGGCGGCAATATGAAATCAGCGCCATAGCTGGAACATTGATTGCTAAAGACGATACTAAGCATATAATTACTTTGCTAACTACTGATTATGATGTAGTAAACTGTAAACTTACTAGAGAAGCCTATGCTCATTATAAACGAGTGATTAGTTCTGGTAGTGGAAAAGATAAAGTAGTGTATGATGATGCTTGGATTCAAAGAGGGTCTTTGCTGATTGTTTGTGGCTATCGAAATGGTGATGATTTCAGGTGCAAGAAATACAAAAACAGTGTATATGACCATCAAATGATATTGATTAAACATGTATATAAAGATGGGAGTGCAGACTTACAGACAGAAAGGGTGTTGATGGAATAATGAAATGTATTTGGTGTGGAAAAGAAGCTATAGGGATGCCCCTGGTTATGTTTGGACAAAGAGTGGGCGACACTTATATTTGTGCATCTTGTGGCTATCATTGGGATAATTACGGAAAGAGCTATTCTTCGGACTGGAAACCTGACAAAGAATCGTTATGGAGCAAAATAAAGAAATTTTTTAGAAAATTGAAATAATACTTGACAACCCCTTCTTCATGTGATATGATTGAGTCACAACAAAAGAAGGGGTTATTTTTATGGAACATGAATTTTTAATCGCATGGGTAAAGGCGGTTTTTACGACGATTGGTATTGGTGCATTGCTAACTGCTTGTCTTGCTTTCAAACAAAAAACGATGCGTGACACAATAATTGGAGTAGGACTTCTGGTTGCAACAATTCTTTTATTTGTAGCAATCAATGTGGTACAGTAAAGGGGGACTTAAAATGCTTAATATTTTTATGATTTGCATATTTGTTTGTACACTTGTTATTATATTGATGATTTTGTTTATGATAGCTTTTCGTACAATTTTTGAAGAAAAAATAAAAAAGCTACGAGTTCCTAAAATCAAATTTAAAGATTTCAAGGTGTGGTTTTTGCTTTGTCCAGAGGCTTATGTTTTAAAAGACAACACCATACACCGTTTCGGTCTTGAAGATTTTCGTTTCAGTATCATTGATACCATTCGATACAAGTTTTGGAGAAAAAGAGAAAACTATCGTCATGCTAAAGAAAAAAATACGGAACAGATTCACATGCTCTTGTCATACGTCAAGCATGATATTGAAGAGTATGAAATTAAGACAAGAAAGGAGATTGAACGACTTGGATGATTTTTTTGATATGATTGCCACAACGAAGCTAGAAAAAATTGAAGTAAAGTGTAAACCATGTAAGGAACTTTATTTTGATGCCACTACTGGATACAGAGTTATGGCATGTATCCCTGTTGGCCCCCCTCCAAACGGTCTTGAGCTTAATAAATATGGGAATTTTAGCGTTTCTGGAAATGGATTAAATCTTCTAAAAGAAGGTGTTCCTATCAATCTCAAATTAACAGAAGCTAAAAGCAAATATTCAGCGTCTTATAATTTCGTTGGACTTCCTGATTTAAGCATGGAAACAGATAAGGTACACGTCAATAGAGATGGCACGATGAGTATCTTATGTAGCTTTGCAACAAAAACACAAGCTCAACATGTCATGGATGCTTATCCCAATTTTGTAGATATGGTTTTGAATGGCGAAGAAGGTCAGTTGGATTACAAAAAAATTTATAACGTAGGAAAGAAACGGCTCGAAGAATATATTTACAAAGTAAGAGAGACTAGCGGCGCAGTTCCTTTCCTGCCTTTCTTGCTGAGTATTGGTGTTGCCGACTATGATAAAGCTGTTGAGATAACAAAAGATTATTCCAACCCTGACAATATGATTTATGCTTACAGTCGCGACCCATATAGTTTTATGATTGAAAGCATTAAATATTCTTTTGAAACTTCTGATAAAATCATTATTGAGCATGATGAGAAAATGGCAGAATCAAGAGAGCGTTGCGGCTGGGCTTTGTCTACTATTTTAAAACAAAATGAAACTGAAACTGGTGACACTAGAATTGAAAAAAAAATAGTTGAGCAAGCCTTAAAAATTATGATTCCAGAGGCCGCACAGTGGTATGAAGTTGGCAAAACTTTAAGCAATACAGTGGAACATGAAGGTTGGCTTTCTCGTTCTGAAACATATTACGCAGAAAAAAATATCGCCGATTTCATTAAAAATAGAATTGACAATTCTGAACATGTTGACTTTGAATGGCAAAAATTTGTACAAAGAGAAGAAGGCAATCTCACAGAAGAACAGAGTAAAATTCTTCAACTAATGTGCGATAACGATGTTGTTATCCTTACTGGTTGTGCAGGAAGTGGTAAATCATTTACCACTAAAACTATCATTGATTTGTTAGAATCTAAGGATTTTACTTATCAACTTTTGGCCCCTACGGGAATAGCTTCTAAAGTGCTTTCTACTGCAACGGGTAGACCAGCTTCTACAATTCATCGCTGGGCTGGTGCTGGCGACCCTAGAGATGTTGATTACGTTGTTGTTGATGAGCTTGGTATGGTTAGCGCGGAAGTATTAAAAATGCTAATCAAAGTTATTCCACCTACTTGCAAGATGATTTTGGTGTTCGACCCAGCTCAGTTAATTAGTATTGGCGCAGGGAACGTTGCTAAAGATTTAGTAATGAGTCGGAGAGTTCCTATTGCTATGCTCACAAAAGTCTTTAGATACGGTATCGGTGGCATAGCAACAATAGCCACAGACTTCCGTAAAGGCATTGTAAGTAACTTAGAAGAAGAGTTTGATGATTTTAAGTATTACAACACTAATAATGTAAAGGAACAATTTGAAGGCGTTTTAGAAGCTTATCAAGGGTATTTAAATGATGGTTACACAAGAGAAAACATTCTAATCATCTCCCCATTTAACGTAGGGGAAGTAGGCACAAAAGCTATCAACTTGGCGATTCAAGAAAAGTATTCTCTTGGACAAGAACTTGAATACAAGACCAACTTTGATGGAAAATTTAGAATTGGCGACAAGGTTATTTGCAATAAAAACACTTATGATGCCAAAGTAGCAGAACAAACAAGTAGCGGATATGGATTTTCATTAAATGGTTCAGGCAAGTGCGAAACTACTTGGGTTTTCAATGGCGACCAAGGTATTGTACTTGGCGATTTTTACGATGACACAAGCAGAAGTAATTGTATTGTTGTAGAATTTGATTGTGGCATGGTTGCTTTTAGTCAAAAAGAATTTCAAAAATTATCATTGGCTTATGCTTTGAGTTGTCATAGGGTTCAAGGTTGCGAGTCACCTGCTGTTATTTTTGTAGCCAACAGTCAGCACAAGAGGCTTTTGACCAACAATCTTTGTTATGTTGCCGTGACAAGAGCGAAAAAACACTTGACAATTATTGCGGACTATGATACAATAGAAGAAGCGTTAGGAAAACACGAAGAAACAACTCGCAATACCTGGCTACAAGAAATGATGCAGAAAGGCTGGAAAGAAAATGACCAGAAGTCAATTTAATGAGGTGCTTCTAAAAAGTAACGAAATTTGTGCTTTTGAAGACATCTTTGGCTATAATCGAATAGTGACACATTACGACAAAAATAAAGACAGAACAACATTGTATTGTATTCATTACGAAGACCGAGGGGATGGATATGGATATAGACCAGAAACTATTGAAACTTTAGTAAAATTTCAAGGCAGAAGAATATTGACATTTGCACCAATAGAGCGAATCAAGGAGGACTAATAATGAAAATTTTGGTGGATGAAATGCCTAAGACACCCAACGATTGTATCTTCTGTGAGGGCTATGTGCCAGGAGAATATCATCCTGAAACAAAAGAATATGATAAAGGGTATTATCGTTGTTTGTTGAATCCTTTTGAAGAATGTAGAGAAGTCTGCACTATGGACTTCATTAAAAAAGAAAAAGGAGAACAACATTATGAAGAAAGAAATTGAATACAAGGTTTATAAAGAACAGGGTATAGTAGTTGCTATTGCAAAAGATTGCGTGTATGATGCTATCAATAAATTCAATACAAAGTATGTTAAGACAACTTCTTCCTATTTACACATTAGTTTTGGTAGTCTTTTCAGTTTTCCCGACCTTCGTTTCTATATGCCTAACACTATTAGAGCTGTTGCCAGACTTCATCCCAAAGATGAGTGGAATGAATACACTGGCAAGGAAATTGCTTACAAGAAGCTGTGCAACAAGTACGAACAGGCCATTGCGAAGCGCATGAGAAATATCTTTGATGTTCTGCGTGGTGTTCTTGATAAGGCAGATAAGAAGCTGTTCTACTAAGATGTGGGTGAACAAAGAAAAATATGAGTGGCTTAGTCGCAAAGCTTCTCTATACGACAGACACGAGAGTATTATAAGTAAACTTCAAAGATTGTCTAATAGTGATGAAGCAGTTTATCATGGAAATGGACTAATAATTATTGGTTGCCACAAATGGAAGTCACTACTAGAGGAAATGCAAGCGGTAGAACAGAAGTTGAATAATATCACGGTGCAAAAAGATTGGTATAAATTACATTATGAAGAGTTATTGAAGAAACAATACAAGGAGGATATTGAAAATGGCTGACGAAAACAGAAACGATTTAGTGCTTAGTCCGAACGAGTATGCGTATGTCTTAGACACCACAAAGGGTCAGGTGAGTGTTTATGTAGGGCCGAATAAGACAAGCCTTTCTAACTCCGATAGATTAGTACAGTACAATCATAATACGAATAGATTTGAGCCTTGTAAGTATGATGTGGCTACAAAACTTGCAGTAACCGCTCCCGAAGGTTGGTATATGCTCTTAAAGAATCCTGAAAAGGACAATAAGCATCCTGCTAGTGGAACAGTAGCGGCGGCTCCTGATACAATTTGTGTGGGCAAGAAAATCAATGTTAAAGGGCCTTGTAGTTTTGCTCTTTATCCAGGACAGGTTGCTAAAGTTATTCAGGGTCACACTCTTCGTTCCAATCAGTATTTACTTGTCAGAGTATATGATTCGGACGCGGCAAACCAAAACGAAAAGAAAAAGAAATATACTACGGGAGACCTTATGGTGATTAAGGGTGTAGATTGTTCCTTCTACATCCCTGAGACTGGATTTGAAGTTCTTCCTTACAACAACAAATATGTTCGTGACGCAGTTACTCTTGAACGTCTTGAATACTGTATTCTAAAGGATGAAGACGGAAATAAGCGTTATGTGCATGGCCCAGATGTTGTTTTTCCAAAGCCAACCGAAGTTTTTGTAACCCAGGGCGATTCTGTCAAATACAAAGCAATCGAGCTATCTGAGATTTCCGGCGTGTATATTAAAGTAATCGCAGATTATTTGGATAATAATAAAGTTGAGCATCATATTGGAGAAGAACTATTTATTACTGGCGCAGACCAAATGATTTATTATCCTCGTCCTGAACATGCCTTAATTAGTTATAGTGGGAACAATGTGTATCACGCTATTGCAATTCCAGAAGGCGAAGGCCGATATGTAATGAATCGTATTACTGGCGAAATTAAAACGGTTGTTGGCCCTAAGATGCTTCTACCAGACCCTCGTACAGAAGTTATTGTAAATAGAAAACTTGCAAAAAGCGAATGTGAACTTTGGTATCCTGGAAATGAAGAAGTCTTAACACATAATGGACATGCAATTTTAAGCGCTGTAACTCTTAATACTTGCGCTAGTACAACAGCCAAGTCGCTGTCTATCTCCGCATTGAACAGTTGTATTAGCGCACCTAATATGTCAGATAGTGATATGTCAGATAGCGCAACTAATGAATCGGCTACCTTCAATAGAAATACTAAGTACACTCCACCTCGCACGATTACATTAGACAATAAGTATTCTGGTGTAGTGTCTATTGACGTTTGGACTGGATATGCTGTTAATGTTGTTTCTAAAGACGGCACAAAGAAAGTAGTGTGCGGCCCACAGACTGTCATTCTGGACTATGACCAGACATTGGAAACAGTTTTTGACGCTTCTGGAAAGAAAACTGTTTTCTTACAGTATCAAAATAATAGAATTTATGACAAGCTAAATGTTGAAACTTCCGATTTTGTTCCCGCATGTATTGATGTAGTGTATAATGTTGATTTTGACCTTGAACAGAAAGACAAATGGTTTGCAGTAAGTAACTATGCAGATATGCTAAAGAGCAAGATGAAGACAAACTTTTGCCGCAAGATTAAGAGTATGCAGGTGCAAGAGTTTTATGATTCTTATTCCGATGTATTGTATAATGTTATTGACAATAATAATGTATTTGATAACAATGGAATGATTGTCTCCAATATGGATATTGTGTCTTTCGAGCTAGATAGTTCAATTCGTGAAGTATTAGACGCACATAAGAAAGATGTGATTAGAAATAATCTAAATGTTATGAGAGCGCAGTCTAATTATGATACCGAAAAGAAGGTATTAGATTTTCAGAATTTGCTTGCGAAGCTAAATCACGAGTCTGAACTAGCAAAGATTGACATGAATATGGCAGAAGAAGCTAAAAACCATGAAGAGCAAATGGCTGCTATGGCTTTTGAAGAAAATATGAACAAGAAGCAACTTGAATATAAGCGTGAGAATGATACGCTTGAAGATGAATTGTGTGTAAAGCGCTTAGAGCGTGAAAAGGCACAGAAAGAACAGGAACTAGCTCTTCGGGCCAAGAGTCTTGAGCAGGAAGCCAAGGCCAAGGAAGCTTACGCGGCAACTGTAGCAAGTGTTATTCAGGCAATCTCTCCTGACCTTATTGCGGCAATGCAAGCCAATAGTAATGCGGAAACTCTACAACAGGTGTCTAAGGCTATTGCGCCTCTAGCTATTGCAAAGAATGAGGGTGTGGCAGAAACTATTAACACTCTACTTCGCGGAACGTCTTTAGAGAATATTTTTGAGAGCATTTCTAAAAAAGTGAAAGAGATTGAGTAAATGCTTGGAAGAAATGTGGCCAAGATTCCAGCGGAAGAACAAGTTGTGTGGGATACGCTTGCGTAAAAATAG